CCCGAATTGTTCAATGTGGCGGGGGATTTGGTGTTTAGGAATATGGACTTCCCTGGCGCTGAAGTTATTGCCGACCGCCTAGCCGCCATGAATCCGTTGGCGCAAATTGATGAAAAATCCGATGTGCCGCCCCAAGTACAGATGGAACTGGCGCAAGCCAAGAAAACTGTGCAAGATATGCAAAACCAAATGGCGGCAATGCAGTTGGCTATGAAACAACGTGCTGACATTGAAGGCGTGAAACAGCAGGCTGAGACTCAACGTGAACTGATGCGCCAAACCGCTAAAGCGCACAATACCGAAACAATGGCAGAAGTTAAGGTTAATGACCAAAACACCCGAGCCATTACCAGCCAAAACAAGACAGAGATTGAGGCAATTGTTGATTTACTGTTGCACCGCATGGATACGGGTCGTTTGAATGAAGAAATTGCCCGTAGGAATGCCGAGCAAAATCAATATGCACAGTTTGCCGCCCAAGACATTGGACAAGGTGCTAACCCATTGACGCAAGCGCCAATCCAACCCATGCCGCAAGATCAAATGCCGCAAGGCGCACCCCCTATGGCACAGTAATTGACGAATTGATGATTTCGGGCTATATTGTCCAAAACCTTACCCGTCAGGTAGACGGGGCAAATTCTTAGGATAAAACCTATGTCAGAAGTACAGGATGCGCCACAAGCGCCGCCAAAAGTAGCCGCTAATGTGGTTACAAATGAAAACATGGCTGAATTCGTTGCCAAGAAACTTGGTTTAGCTGATCCAACGCCTAGCGAGGCTGCACAAGCAGAGCCGCAAGAAAGCGCCCAAGGACAGAATGAATCTAACGAGAGCGACAAGGATGCGACAGCGGTAGAGGATCGAAAACAGAATCCAAAATTGGAAAAAAGGTTTTCAGATATTACCAAGCAACGGGAGGCGGCAAGAGCAGAAGCACAAGCCGAGCGCCAAGCGAGGGAAGCACTGGAAGCAAAGTTGCGGGATTACGAAGCCAAAGCAAAGCCTCAAGCCGAGCAAGTTGGTGAGCAAGAGCCGCAGCCTGATCAGTTTTCCGATATGTATGAATATGCAAAAGCATTGACTGACTATCGGGTAGATCAGCGATTAAATGAGGAAAAGCAAAAGGAAGTGCAGGCAAAGGTTCAAGCCGAGCGAGACCAATTGATAAACACTTGGGCAAAGCGGGTTGAATCAGCAAAAGGTGAGATGCCCGACTTTGAGGCAATGGTTGGTTCTGCTGATGTTGTTGTGAGCAACGAAGTGCGGGATGCAATTTTTGAATCAGAAGTAGGCCCTCGAATCCTGTATCACTTGGCTGAGAATCCTGAGATTGCTGAACAACTGCAAGGCATGACTTTGACAAGAGCCTTGGCAACAATTGGGAAGCTGGAGGCACGGTTTGAAAAGACTGAGCCTCAGACAAAGACTACCGTTGGGAAAAGTAAAGCGCCAGCGCCGATTAACCCAATCAAAGCGTCTGCTAATGGGCCTGTAACTGAACTTGACTCAAACCGTCAATTTCATGGTAACTATCAGGCTTGGAAAGCGGCACGACTTGCAGGGCGAATCCGCTGACAACCCAAATCTTTTTTAAGGAAATGAAATGAGCAACAATCTGCTTACCATCTCCATGATCACCAACGAAGCGTTGATGGTTTTGGAAAACGAGTTGACCTTTTCGAGCGAGGTCATGCGTAACTATGATGATCAGTTCGCGATCACAGGTGCGAAAATTGGGGCAACCCTCAACGTTCGCCGCCCTGGTCGTTTCATCGGTACAACTGGCCCTGCGCTGAACGTTGAAGATTTCAACGAGACTTCTGTGCCCGTAACCTTAAGTACTCAGTTTCACGTAGACACCCAATTTACGAGCCAAGACTTAGCACTTTCGTTGGATATGTTTTCAGATCGAATTCTCAAGCCCTGCGTAGCAGCGGTGGCCAATAAGATCGACTTTGATGGCACTTCAATGGCAAAGTTCAACACTGCCAACATTGTTGGTACTGCTGGCACACCCCCAACATCATTGTTGACTTACCTTACTGCCCAAGCCTACTTGGACAGCGAAGGTGCGCCCCGTGATGGTCGCCGTTCTTGCATTATTGAGCCATTTACTGGCGCAACGATTGTGGACAGCTTGAAGGGCTTGTTTGTGCCTAATGACCGTATTGGTATGCAATACGAAAAAGGCATGATGGGTCGTGACTCTGCTGGTATGAATTGGAAGATGGATCAGAACATTTCTGCTCAAACTTTTGGTACTTATACTGGTACTGCTACGATCAACACCAGCACCGATACTGGCATTTTGACATCAGGTTGGGCGCAAACATCGTCACTTACCCTGTCGAAAACTGGCACATTTATTCCTAACGTTGGTGATACTTTCACCATCGCTAACGTTTATGCTGTCAACCCACAAAACCGTCAAGCCTACGGTAGCAACAAGTTGCGTAGTTTCGTTGTGACCGCCATCAGCGGAAATGCCGTAACTGTGTCGCCTGCTCTTATCTCTGCTGGTCAGTTCCAAAACGTGTCTATCACAAGCGCTGGTGCTTCTGCTGTGACCCCGTTTAACCAATCAGGCGCAGTGTCTCCACAGAACATCGTTATGCACAAAAATGCTTTCACATTGGCTACCGCTGATTTGGAATTGCCTGATGGTGTGCATTTTGCTGGTCGTGCAAGCGATAAAGACTTGGGCTTGTCATTGCGTGTGGTTCGCCAATACACAATTAACAACGATTCGATTCCAACCCGTGTCGATGTGCTGTATGGCTGGGCCCCGCTGTACCCCGAATTGGCTTGCCGAGTGGCTTCCTAATCAACCCCATTAAGAAAGGAAACTAATCATGGCTAATCCAGGCGCAGCAAGTACCACCACCAACCACCCGATTAATCTGTCGAGCAACCAAGCGATTCGTTTGATTGCCTCTGCACAATCGGTCAACCTCAACAGCGTAGGCGACACAGTTGCACAAATCCTAGTATCAGGGCGTGTCAGCGTGGCTTACGTTTTGTTGAGCAATGCAAGCACCAGCTTGACCACTGCGGCATTTGCGGTTTATACCGCCCCTGCTGCTGGCGGCACTGCTGTTTTGTCTGCAACCACACCCACAGGCGCAACCACTGCGGCTAAAGTTGTGAACACTGCGGCATCCTCAACCGATGCGATTACAGGCCAATACCTGTATATCCGCAACACCACCGCACAAGCTGCGGCAGCAACCGCTGATATTTTTATCTACGGTTACGACCTGACTTTCCTGCCTTAATAGTGGCATGAAGTAAATGAAAGAGCCGCCCTCAAAAGGGGTGGCTTTTTCTGTTTTGAAGCATATAATTTGATGAACTGAAAGGACAATCATGTCTAGCAATTACGCACAAATTTCGGCAACTACCTTGATTAAACAGCAAGCAGGCAAAATCAAAGGTATTTTCTTTAGCGCCGCATCAGCAACCCCAACAATTGCAATTTATGATGCCCAAACAGCCAGCACCAGCATAAAAGTTATTGACACTTTTACCCCTGTAGCGGCAACAAATTACAATTTTTTAGATGGCATTACAACCGAAAATGGTATTTATGTTGTTATTGGTGGCACTGTAAGTTGCACTGTCTACTACGAGTAAAAAAATATGGCTGTCTTTCTCTCCCCTGTGGGCGGCGTTGCAGCCCAATTTTTTGACAACAATGGCATACCACTTTCGGGTGGTAAGTTATACACCTATGCGGCGGGAACAACAACGCCACAAACAACATACACTACTTCCCTAGGAAACATTAGCCATTCCAATCCAATTATTTTAAATTCTGCTGGGCGTGTGCCAGGCGGTGAAATTTGGCTTACTGCGTCATCTTACAAATTTACGTTGAAAGATGCTACAGATGTTTTAATTGCAACTTACGACAACGTTTATGGCGTTGGTGCGGCAAGTTATCAAATACAAAATTTTACAGGTAATGGATCAACAACTGTTTTTACTTTATCAAGCAGTTCATTTGGTGAAAATTACACATTTATTTACATTAATGGTGTGTATCAACAAAAAAATACGTATGATGTTTCAGGTGCAACAGTGACTTTTTCTCAAGCGCCTCCTGTTACTTCTTCTATTGAAGTAATGTACAACTAAGTATGGCTAACAGCAAAATATCGGCATTAACTTCTGCTACCACGCCTTTGGCGGGTACGGAGACTTTGCCGATTGTCCAAAGTAGCGCAACCACAAAAGTAACCGTTGCAAATTTGACTGCTGGGCGTTCAGTAAGCGCCGCAGATTATGTCATGTCTACAGGAAATTTAGTCCCAAGCACGGCGGCTAAAGGGGTAAACTTAACAGCCAATACCCCATTGGCTGGAATGACTAGCCAGTTGTTCAATTGGTATGAAGAAGGTACTTACACACCAACAGCAACAAACTTAACTACGATTACTGGAACTGCATCGTGGTCAGGTAAATATACCCGTGTTGGACGTTTAATGACTGTTTATTTTATTTTGTCGGGCGGGAATTTTACAATTACCCAAGGAAGCACAACAATTTCATTGCCTAAAGCGGCTACTGGTTATGAGACTGGATTGATTGTTAATCCAAACACTAATGTTGGAAATTACGGTTTTCAAGTTGCTTCTGGCACTTCATTTGGTTATGTTGGCACAACAGCAACAGGAACTGGTTTTGCTGGTTCTGTAACGTACATAGTTTAAGGAAAAATAATGGCACTTACAAAAGTCACCTACTCAATGATTGCTAATGCAGCAATTAATGTTAAAGATTATGGTGCTGTTGGCGATGGAACTACTGATGACACGGCGGCCATTCAATCGGCGATTACAGCCGCATCTACATCACATAGCCAAGTATATTTGCCTGCTGGCAAATACAAAATTACATCGACTTTAACTGTACCCGCTAGTGGCTATTTGTATCTGATTGGCGACACAGGTGCGGCAGAACGAAACAGCCTTGATTACACAAAGTTTTCTACTTTGTTCTTTGCCCCATCTGGCTCAGATAAAACATTGTTGGACTTTGGCAATAACTGTTATTTTAATTTTGAACGCACATTTTTTGTAAGCAACGACGTAACGCAAGCATACACCGCTGTTTTAATTGGCACTCTTGCTAATTACACTTCTCAAAATTCTGCAACCTCGCCATTTTTGATTTCACAATGTTCGTTTCATAGTTGGGGCGCTACCGCTTTATCTTTGGGTGGTGAAACTTATGGCGCAGTTGAGCATTGTGTATTTTCAAATTGCACACAAGCCATTGCCGTCAACGGGCAAGGTGAGGTGACGTTCTACGAAAATCATTTTAGTGACAGCGCAAACGCCTCATTTACGCCACCAGCAAACAATGGAGATGCTTGGATTTATGTTTACGAAACCGTCACCCGATGGGATAACAACATATTTTCCAATAGCAACGATTACCGCATTTGGTTCTTGTTTGACGAATGTACCAATGTTTCTTTCAGCGGCAACAAGATGGAACACCCTGGTCGCACAGCTTTCAGCTACGATCAAATTCAAATTAAAAATGCTTCTATTTTGGGGCAAACTTTTGCTTTTACGCAAAATGTAATGACGGCATCTAGCCTAACAGGATCGTTTGCAGGCAGATTTCTTTCTACAAAAGGAACTGTGCAAATTTCTAATTTGGTTTTTTGCGACAATTCGGCAACTTATGCTGCG